ACGCCAGTTGCAACCCCGGAAGTTACGCCAGAGGTAACACCGGAGACGACTCCGACTACAACCCCTGAGACAACTCCTACAACTACTCCGACCACGACTCCTGTCGCTACGCCTGAGCGTGAGGATGAGATCACAGCAGAGTTGCTGCGGTTGATTGAGTTGGAATCTCAGCCGGATGTGCCAGACCTCCCAACTCTTGATATTCAAGAACAGACTGGGCCGACCACCGAGATTCCCAAGGAGGAAGGTGCCAAGACTGGACGGCAAACCACTCGCCTGGGAGGCGGTGTCAGGCCGGGAGGCGGCACTGGTATTGGTCAGGGCATTCGTGGAATAACTCAGACCGGGCTACAAGAGTCGTTGACATCATTCAGGCCAGCGGGTGAAATTCGCGCTGGGACGGGCAAGCCTCGCCGTAATGTGTGGAATGAGGCTTCTTTGCGGCTAAAAGACGCATTAGGACTGTGAAATGGCATCGTTTATCAAAAACATGACCCAGGTTGGTGGCGGTTCCCGCCAGATTGCCCGTCTCCTGCAGGCGAAGGCTCCCCCCAACCATATGCTGGCCTACATCACGCCAGAAGAGGCGGCTGTCCTCAAGAGCCGTGGAGGCTCAGGACGGCCTGACCCTGAGACTGGAATTCCAAGTTTCCAGGTAGAAGAGCCTCCTGTTGAGCAAACGCCTATGGCTGAGCCTGCGCCTGAAGTCACCCCAGAAGCAATTGACCTATTTGGCGGCTATGAATTCCAGCCAACGTATGGGTTTGAACCACAGCCATTTACTCCTGCTCAAACCTTTCCAGTGCCAGAAATGCCTAGCCAAATGGCTGCAGTTGGTGGGATGCCTGCAGAGGCTCGTGAGTTGGCGGCACAACCTACGGCTAGACCTGCTGCCGCGCCTGCGCCTGCAGCTGGAGGTGGTGACTTCCTCCAACGCCTAGCACTGGCTGGTGTGACTGGCTTGTTTGGTGCCCGTCAGGCCCGTGCTGCTCGCCGTGATGCCGGTGCGGCTGCGGAAGAGCAGCGTGCTCTGGGTCGTCCGTATCAAGAGCAAGGTCGTCAGTTGCAGGCTGCGGCACAGCGTGGAGAGCTTAGCCCGGTGGCACAGCAGTCTCTACAGGCTCTGCGTGCTCGTCTGGCGCAAGGTGCACAGTCTCGTGGTGGCGCTGGCGCGGCCCAGGCTATGCAGCAAGTGGAGAACTTCCGTCAGCAACTGCTGCAACAACAGCTTGACTTTGGTTTGCGTCTGGCTCAGATTGGTGACCAGTATGCAGCTGGTGCTATCAGAACTGGACTGCAGGCTGACCAGTACGTCAACAACCTGACCAACCAGTTCTTCACAAATGTGGCTAGAACTCTGTTCTCACAGCCTGCCCAAACTCAACAACCCCGTCCCCCCGGAGGCTAATGATGGCTGAGGAACTCGCCAAGATTGACACAGAGGTCAAGGTCACGGAGCCTAAGGCTCCTACTGGTGGCCGTATGTCTTTCTCCGACATTATGGGTGTGCGCCAGCCTTTTGTAGAAAAGCGTGGCCAGATTCGTGAGGAGATCAAAGGCACCGAGGGTGAGATTCTTGCTGGTCAGCAGGCTCAGAAAGAGACGGCTGCAGAGGGCAAGATGGCTGTTGAGCAGCGCACAGCAGAGCAGGTGCGTGGCGCTCAGCAAAAGTTTCAGGAGCGTATGCAGGCTGAGCCACTGCCTGCGTTTGTCCCAAGCCAAGACAACTTTCGGGACATTGCCGGACTGTTCTCGCTCATTGGCGTGGTCGGCATGATTGCTGGCAAGAGCAGCGGTGTGGGCGCGATGAACGCCATGAACGGTATGTTGGAAGGCTACCGTTCTGGCCGCAACGACCTCTATCGCCGTGAGCGTGATGTCTTTGACAAGAACTTCAAGACGATGCTGCAGAAGCACTCGGAGTTCCGCAAAGAGATGGATGACGCTATTAAGTTAGCGCAGACTGACCGTCAGGCTGGTTTGCAGGCTGCAGATTTGGCAGCAGTCAAAGCTGGCTCTGAAATCGTTAAGGCGCAGATTCGCCGTGGCGACTTGCTTGGCGCATATGAGACGGTCAAGGAAGGCGAAGCTGCAGCCACCAAAGCCCTTGAGATGGTGAACTCTAGTCTCAATGCAGAGCGTCAGGCCCAGATTCAAGCCCAAGCTATGGCCACAAGGTTTGCTCAACAGGAATCTATGCTTGAGCGAAGACTTACTGCGCAGCAAGAGATGATGCGAGAGCGAGCACTTATGGATAGTGCCAAATTAGACGCAACAGAAAAGAAGGAAGTTAGAGGAACACGCAATCTTGCTGGAGAGATTGAAATTCTTCGTGCCACGTTTGAGCCTCGTTTTGCTAACTTTAAGGCAGACGTTGTTGGCGATGTTGCGGCCAAGTTCCAATCTCGTCTTCAAGATGATCCAGCTATGGCTGAATGGTGGAGGCGCTACGAAAATGTGGCATTGCCAGAACGTCATTCGCTATTCGGAGCAACTTTGACTGGTGGCGAACGTGAGTCTTGGCGTAAGGCAAGCATTGGCCCAGGCAGTTCAACCAAAGAAATCTTAAGTTGGATGGCCGACAAAGATCGTATTCTTGAAACAAGAATGCGAAATTTTGAGAACAAAGCAATGGCCCCGATTCCGCAAACACCTGCAACGCAGACTCCATCTAGTACGGGTCGCGGAATCAATCCCCAAGACCCAGCCGGAATTCTGTGATGAGCAAGATTCAAGCACTCAGAAACAAGTTGCCTGAGTACGCAAACTACAGCGATGAGGCTGTGGCTGCGGCTGTTTGGAATCGTTTTTACCGGGATAAGTTGCCATTTGATGAGTTTTCCAAACGCATCGAATACAAAGAAGGCATCATTCCCCGCGAGACTCCTCCTGCGATGCCAACTCCTGAGCAAGCCACAGCAAAAGGCCCGGGCTTTCTTGAGAGAGCTGGCCGTCGTGTCATGGAAAACATACAGGCTGTGCCTATTCTTGGCGGTGCTGCTGGTGCTGCAACACGCTTAGCCCGAGCGACTCCAACAAGTCGCCTCTCTCAAACCCTTGGCACTGCTCTAGAGCCTTTGGTTCCTCGTACGGGCGGAGAACTTGCTAGGCAAACTGGTGTGGCCGCAGCGGCTGCTCCTGTTGGAGTGGCGGTTGGAGAAGCAGCACCTAGTATCGCTCGCGCTGTTGGCGAAGTTATTCCTGCTGAGCCTGTGCGTGGAGAAGCTGGTCAACGTCGGTTGACGCAAGCCTTGCGCACTGGTTTAGAGCCATTTGGTGAAATTATTGGTGGTGGAGCGGCTGCCAAGACGGCTGCGGCTACTCAACGCAGTCTTGCTCAGCGTCCTGCTGGAGTGCCTCTTGAGCGTGTGCAGGCTGCTCGTGCTCAGCCAGAAGGTTCTGTGCCTGCTAGTGTGGTGATGCGTGGAGCAGAGATTAGCCCGACTCAAGCGCGATTCAACCGCGAATACAACCGTCTTGTTGGAAATCCCGAAAGCCAAGACTTTGGTCGCCTTCAATTCATTGAAGCGCAGAATAGATTGAAGGGCGAGTATGACCGCTTGCTAAGTGGTCGTGAGGTTGTCTTTGATGATGCTTTCTTCAATCAGATTCAGTCGCTTCTTGATCGCCAGCGCAGCTTAGCTCAGACCGGAGTTATGTTTGCGGAAGCTCGACCAATCATCAATACCTTATCTCAAATCGCAACGCTGCCCACGTCTTTACAGCGGCGCATCAATGCTTTGCGCGATATACCCCCAGAGACTGCTGACATAGGTATCACCCGAGATGCCTTGTCCGTCATTGACGAGGCAATGAATGCATTGCGTGGTCAACGCATCACGATGGATGCGCAGGTGTACAACGAACTACGCTCTCAACTAGGTGATGCTGCTTACCGCACTGCCGACAATGCTCGTTCACGTGTGTTGCGTGATATGCAACGCGCATTTGACGATGCGGCTGACCGTTCATTGCCTAGAGAAGTAGTCCAAGATTTGCAGACCACTCGCAACCAATACGAGAACTTCAAAATCTTGCAGGAGGCTCAGAACAAATCTGCTGAACCAGGTTTGATTCTTCCGCAAACGGTTGGTCAGGTTGTTCGTCAACGTAGTCCTGAAACGTCTATTACTAGCGAAAAAGAGATGTATGAGCTTGGTCGTCAGGGCTTGTCTCTCGGAATGAGGCCATCAGGCCCATCAGATGATATTGGGCTGATGGATGTTTTGCCCACCCAGATCGGCGGGTTACGGCAAAAGGTTGGAATTTTGGAGCGTGGTGTACGAGGAATTACTGAGCCAATTCGTGCGCAAGCCATCATGGAAGGCCCACGCACAGAGCAAGAGCTTGGCAGACGGCTCACGCAAGGTGCCGTTCGCCCACTAGCGCAGGCAACAGAGCGAGCCGTATCGGAGCTTGAAATGCCTGATTTTGAGAAGCAACGTGAAATTAAGGAGCAGCAATGAAAGACTATGCAGCAGGTTCTATGGCTGAGAAGCGTGCAGCTGACAAAGAGGCTATGCGCGGTGGTCAGAACGAAGTTGAGGGAAGCCGTCAGGCTCAGGAAGCCCAGCGCATGATGGAGCGCATGGACAAGAAGGCGCAAGGCCGTCCCGCTCGCAAGATGCGGAGGTAATCATGCCGCTGAAGAAAGGTTCTAGCCAAAAGACCATCTCCACCAATATCGGCGAGATGGTTCGCAAGTTCAAGGACACCGGCAAGATCGGCACCAGCAAGCCCAGCAGCACCCGCAAGGCTGTCAAGCAAGCTGCTGCCATTGCCTACGGCTCTGCTAGGAAGAGCAAACGGTGAGCAGGAAGAAAGACCGTGGCATCAACCCGGAACTGGAGAAGCACATCAACCAGCTTCTCCTAGCCGTGATGTCAGACCCGACTGCTTCCATCACCGAAAAGATGAAGGTCGTTGACCGTGCTCTGAAACTGGAAGCCCTCAAGCAGAAGGCTGACATGGACGAGTGGGGCAGCGGCTTTGCAAGTGGTGACGATGAGGAGTAGAGGTGATACCATGATTATTCCCTTTCTAACCAGGAGCAATCATGGACGCCATCAAAGTCTTAAATCTGGCACTTAAAGTTCTCTCAGAGCGACTGCTCACCTTGCTAGCTCTCCTTACTTCCTTCGCCCTCGGGTGCTGGACGATGTGGGGGCCGGAGTGGGAGCGGGTGGTCACTCTAGCGATATTCGTGCTTTTCGCGTATCTTCTGGTTTACTCTAAGGAAAGGACTCGCCATGAAAATCATTCCGATGGTTAAGTCTGTGGTGACTGTCAGCAGTGTGAGCACTAACTACATGGGTGGTAAGCCCATGAATGCACCTGGTGACTTCAAGCCTGGAACTTGCACGCAGGGTTTCACGCCTGTGTGGAACTTCTCTGGCAAGCCTAACGACTACTTCAACCGCAAGCAGTCGCCCACGTCTGGTGGCGGCAAAAAGGTGTACTAATCATGGCCAACAACATTGCCTTTCAGCCGATGGGCAAGACATACAAGGCCAATGCAACTACGTCTGTTCAGCAGATACAGGTGGCCTCAGACAGTCCAGTTAACCAGTACATGATTGTGAGTCATGAGCCTACTGGTGCCACTGGTCAGCCTGTGTATGTTCGTATCTCCACCACATCAACAGACAACGTGGCTTTGGTTACAAATGGCTCTCCACAGTATGCGCTGGTAATCCCGCCAGACACGGTGATGATCGTTACGGGGCCACAAGTCAGGCCAAGTGCCAACGTGTTCCTGACATTCATTTCTCAGTCTGGCACACCAGAGGTTTACGTCACGCCAGGTGAAGGCTTGTGAGTCATGCCGGAAGAATCCGTGGAAACCCGTTTGTCGGTTCATGAGGCAATCTGCGCTCAACGCTATCAAGGCATTGAGAACAGGTTGGAGGATGGCAGTAAGCGCATGACGCGCATTGAATACCTGCTCTACATCACCATCGCTGCTGTCTTGCTAGGCCCAGGCGTTGCAGCCATGTTCGTCAAGAAGCTGATCGGGTTATGAATGGAACCGATCACCGGCATCCTTGCGGCAGTCTCTGCTGCTAATTCAGCTTTCACGGTTGTCAAGAAGCTAGTTGCTGCAGGCCGTGAGATTGAAGATGTTGCCGGTCAGATAGGCAAGTGGTATGGCGCATTTGGCGACTTCAACCGCCTAGCCAACGAGAGGGCAAACAAGAAGCCTTCCGTCTTCAAGCGACTCCTCCACGACGGCAGCATTGAGCAGGAAGCCTTGCAGATCACGATGCACAAGCAGGCGCTGATCAAGCAAGAGTACGAGCTGAAGATTCTGATCATTGCTCACTACGGTGAGAACGTTTACAACGAGATGATCATGGAGCGCATCCGTCTCAAGCGGGAGCGTGACAAGCGAGAGCGTGAGCATCATCTGCGACAGCAGGAGTTCATGCTCAATGTGAAGTATGGAGCAGCCATAGCATTCGTAGCCACCGCATTGGTGGCTTTGTTGTATTGGCTCAAAGACACTCTTGTGAGGCCGTAATGCTTTCTCTACTCTCTACCCTTGGTGGCTTGCTGATCAGCGGCCTGCCCAAATTGCTGGACTTCTTCCAAAACAAGGCCGATCAGGCGCACGAGCTGCGGATGATGCAGGTGCAGACTGAACGTGAGTTGCAGCTGGCTGCTGCAGGATTTGCCGCACAGGCAAGGATGGAGGAGATTCGCACTGAGCAGGTGATGCTAGAGACAGATGCCAGGATGACAGAAGCTGCTCTAGCTCATGACCAGAAAGTGCTGGAGAAGGCTAGCCGGTGGGTGGCCAACTATGTTGGCACTGTGCGTCCTACCGTGACTTACATCTTTGTGTTGGAACTCACAGCCATCAACGCTTTCATGGCCTGGTATCTGTGGAACCATCCACAGCTTATTCAGAGCATGGACGACATCATCCAATATGCCGACCTGATCTTTTCTACCGATGAGATGGCAATCCTCGGCGGCATCATCGGCTACTGGTTTGGGTCACGTGGGTGGGCCAAGAAGTGAAGCTGAGCAAGGCAGGCGAAGACCTCATGCATAAGTATGAGGGGTTTAGGAGTAAACCCTACCTTTGTCCTGCCCACATCTGGACGATTGGCTACGGCCATGTCCTGTATCAAGAGCAGATCAGACTGCCCGTGTCCCGCAAAGAGGGTTACACCGGGATGCTGCGCTCTGAGTTCTCGCTGAAGCCGGAGGACAACCGTGTTTGGACGAAGACAGAGATTGACGAGTTATTCCGCATTGATGTCCAGAACTTTGAACGTGGTGTTCTTCGACTTGTTCCCGGCGTATCTAGCCGTCAAGGCAGCTTTGACGCTCTGGTCAGTTTTGCCTTCAATGCAGGGCTAGGCAACCTGCAGCGCAGCCAGATCAGGATTAGGGCAAACCGAGAAGACTGGGAAGGCGCAGCAGATGCTTTTCGCCAGTGGACTCGTGGAGGTGGCAAAGTCCTGCCGGGTCTGGTAAAACGCAGAGAAGCAGAGATAGCCTTGTTCTTGTCTTAGGAGCGTGGTGATGAGTAAAGACAATCCAAGCCTGAGCGTAGGCCGTGGCGAGAAGTTGCCGGTATCTCAGGGTGCAGGCTTGACAGCCAAGGGCCGTGAGAAGTACAACCGTGAGACAGGCAGCAACCTCAAGGCTCCTGCTCCCAACCCACGCACCGAGAAAGACGCTGCGAGGAAAAAATCCTTTTGTGCCCGTATGGCTGGTGTTGTGCGTAAGAGCAAGAACTCTGAGCGTGCGAAAGCCAGCATGAGGAGATGGAAATGCCGATGACTGCACCTGCCAAGCGTGGCCTGTACTACAACATCAACAAGCGCCGGGAAGCTGGCCTGCCTCCTAAGAGGCCTGGTCAGGAGGGTTACCCCACCCGCCAGGCGTTTATCGACAGCAAGAAGACTGCTCGCACTGCGAGATCGCAGAAGCGTTGATTACTGCACCGTAGGCTCGGCAGGAGGCTGCTGAGGCTGTTGTGCTTGCACTTGCTGTGCGAGCTTCTGCAGCAGCGGGAAGGCTCCTGACTGGGTTGGGAGCTGCCCCAATACTTGCAGCAGGAATTGGGCTTCGTTGGGTTCTACGTCTAGTTTCATGTTGCGTCCTTACGGTGCGGGAATAAGGCCACCTTCAAAAAGGTAGCTGCCAAAATGACCGAGTTGCACCCACGGTGCAGCCCAGACATCTATCTTGTTGTCACGAGCGATCTTGCAGAAGGCATAGTCTTCTGACAGAAGACGGTTGCTCTCCTTCTCAATCATGACTGGGAAGAATTCGTAGATCAGGTCTTGAGGCTTGACGGTGCCTCCCAGGTCACCCACGTCATTGCGGTAGGTCTTGACCTTCTTGCTGAGCTTTTCAAACACCTCGCGTTTGATAAGCATGAAGCCGGTGCCACCGTTCATCACACGCAGAGGCTTGTCCACAGGCACCACCACCTGGCCCTGGTAGTCCAGTAGGTTCACCACCATAGAGCCTGTGTAGCGTGCGAGTTCGTTGGCAGGCACACCTTCGTTGGCAGAAGCGTGCACCAGTCCCCAGTTGATTTCCTTCTTGGGATAGATGCCGCAGATGATGTCCTTGTCTGCCATGACCAGAGACACGATGTCGGCAGGATTGAACTTGATGTCAGCGTCTATGAACATCAGGTGAGTGCACTCAGGCCGCTTGGAGAAGGCGTGCACGAGTGCATTCCTGGCTCGCTGGATGAGGCTCTCGTTGAACATGAAAGAGAAGCTCACGTCGATGCCTGCGTTGCGTGCGATGGTTGGCACCTGCAGCATGGACTGGGTGTAGAAGCCTGTGCACATCCCGCCATACATGGGTGTGGCTATGAAGACGTGTGGCTTGATAGGTTCTTTCTTCTTTCTTGGCATGATGATTCCTTATGTGGTTAGGAGTAGCAGACTGTCAGCAACACGGGTCTGCCAGCCATGTCCTAACCAGCCGACTCAGAGTCGGACTGATCCTGCTGACTGGACGCCTGGTTATAGCCATCTTCATAGCCCAGGCGGTAGGCCAGTTCGTAAATCTCTTGCAGGCTCATAGACAGAAGCGTCAGGAGATGTCCTCTATCCTCAGCACATACCGGCCCTTGCTGTTCTTGCGCCATCCGTGTACCTCGACTCTGATGCCTGCGTCTCTGACCATCCCTATGGTGTCGGACTCCTGTATCTTTTTGATACGCGCAGCCACACCTGAAGCTGTCACCTGCACAGCCAGAACCTCATTCTTGCGTATAGCTAGGAGGTCACACCATCCCCACAAGTCCTGCCGGATACGGGCATGAGGGTTCCAGTGCTCGACGATAGCGACTCTGTAGCCCTGCTCACGAAGGTAAGCAAGGCTGCGCTGTGTAGGTGACAGACTAGCAGCCATCAGAAGGGGATGTCGTTGTCGTCGCGGCGCTTGCTGCGGTAGGCAGGCTCAACCTCACGAGGCCCAGCAGATGCTGCTTCCTCACGCTTCTTGCGTGCCCAGGTATCTTCGTTGAGAGAGATCAGGTTGTAGCCCTTGCTGGTCTTGCGAATCCAAGCAGAGAGCTTGAGCTTGTCCCCAGCCTTGTAGTCCATCTCAAGCATGACGTAGCCTTTGTACTCCGGGTGCTTCTCGGACTGGCGCTCTACTTCGTAGTACATAACGCCACGGCCTGCACGATCTTCATAGTTGCTGTTCATAAGACTTTCCTTTTATCAGGTGGTAACGGGCAAATTCCTTGCCGTTGCTGTTGATGGTTTCGGTAACGATGTTGTGTCCTGCCTTGCGGAACTCTTCTATCCTGGCTGCAAGACGGAAGCACGAGAACTTGTCCAGTGCTTCCACAGCGGTGAGTGTGTTGCCTTGCAGCAGATGGTTCAGGATTAGGTTTCGCTGGGTTCCTCTTGTTGAGGCAGGACTGAGTGGGACTTTGGGTCGATGAATCCTCCTACTTTTGCGATGGCAGAGCGCAGCCTGACCAGTGAAGTGGAGTTCATCTTCTTAAGTTGATCTCCGTTGACGATCTTCAAGTCTTCCAACTTGACCTTCTTCTGCTCTTCTGTGAACTTGGCAGAGTTGGAGATACGCCCGATCATGTCTGCGTATCCTTCTATCCAGTCAGCCTCATCTGCGAAGTGAGAGTAAGGTTCTTCCTGGCCAGGGATGAACAGCGGCACAGAGTTGTCAGGAGGCAGCGGGTCTTCTATCGTCACCGTGACCTTGCCGCTTTCCACAACCTCTACCATGCCCATGTCTTTCACACTGGGCGGTTTGGACACTTTGGATGCTTTGGACGAGGGGTCATCCTTAAAGTCCTCCACCTCCTCGGGTGTGTAGACACCCACGACACAGCCTGGATAGGTGGTGCGGATACCTTCAGAGATCACCCGTGCACGCAGCATGGCGCGTGGATAGTTGCGCCAGTTGTCCTTTCCTGTGAGTCCGATCTTGGTAGCCTGCGCGAATGTCCAGGTGATGGTGACAGTGCCACCTTGAGGGTGTGAGAACTCGCCTGTGACTTCTGCATCCTCGTAGACCTTCCACACCACCTTCCCACCCGAGGACTGGAACCTAGCGAGCATGGCATCGGCCTTGAGGGCCGGCCTGCCCTGGATGACGTGGTAGTCCCGTGCTGCGATAGCTGGGTGCATACCCTCAGCCTGTGCGATAAGCATCAGAGCTACGCCCTGCTCAGGTGTCT